TGGGACCAGCCCTACAGGGACGTCTATCATCGTAATGTTGTCCATGTCCGTATAAGTGGGTGCCCCAAAGTTGCAGCGTGCGGTTACTGCGCAGCTGCCGCCAGCGCTGTCAGCATGGCTAAAGCTGACCGTGCCGATAGCGCTAGTGGTTGCAGCCGTGAAAGCGTTGTAGGCTGACAGGGATGGCGATTCAACCACGATCTTGCCGTTAGCCTGGCGGTTGTTAATTGGCACTTGCTTGGTACATCCAACCAGCTCCCTATAGGTAGTGCTATTGTTTAGATTGAAGTCAAACTCACTTAAGCAAGCGCCATTCCAACTATTAACCAGTAAATTAGTAGTATTTACATTGCTGACATGCAGTGGGTCAACGTGGTTCCCGAACGTCGCGGAGGGTAGCGCTGCATCCGTTGGCGCTACATAAATGCCGGTCATGTTAAACATGACGCGGAAGAACTCGCCCACCTTGCCCATAAGCTGAGCCGAGCCTCTACAGCCTGTTGCTAGGTGTTTTTGTCCGTCCATGTGGCCAACCATGGTTAGACCGGCGATGTCGGCATTATCTGTTTTCAGGTTATACGTGACACTGGTGCTTGCTACCACAGTTTCACCAAACCCACAAGCTTGCAGCAACCTGCCCCATTTAGGCGCCGTGCCAGCTACGCCACTACCAGCAACATCAACCGAGAAGCTAAATTGAACTTTTGGGTTGATCAGAGACTTTCGCCGCGTACCAAAGTGCGGCTGCAGCGTTGCGCGCTCCAGCTCATCCGCATCCAGCGGAGTGATCTGAAGATCATCATTCACCATGATGGCAGCCGTGCCGCCAGGATTGGCGCTGGTCCCGTAGGTGCTTTCGATGGCTGCCAGGAGCAGCCGTTTTCTGTACTGTCCCATTCCGCTCTAGGTGTGTTGGTATCAGGCTAGGGATTCTGGGGCTGTTCGATATTGAACATTCCAGTCCTGAAGCGCCCAGCAGCTGGTCAGATCGCCTTTCTCCACCTGCCAATCAGTTGGCCCTGGCGTGATGTCCACAGCTAGCCCACCGATGGTGCGGTCGGCCATCAGGGCGACGTGGATGGCCGCCAGGATCGGATCTGCCAGTTGATCGGGGACAGCCCCCCTGGTGTTCACCGCAACCTGAATGGTCAGGGTGTTGTCGACCCGGCAGGTGCTGACCTGGGGAGTTGACGGGACGTTGCGAGCTGACACCGTGACCGTTGCCGGAGTCTCAGCCCGAGCGATCGCCTCGGCGCGGCTGCGCCAGTGGCTCGCGCCTGGCACGGTGGCCACCTTGGCGGCTACGGCGGCGACGATTTGTTCGCGCTTGGTGTAGGTCATTCAGGGCTGTACGGAGTCCGTTTGCTGTAGATCATGCCGAGACCGCCGCCTGAATCTGTGCTCCGGTGGTGTCCACCGTGGCCACATGCGACAGCCTGCCGGATGCAAACTGGCCCATGGCTGTTACCACGTTGGCCTGTGTCAGCACAGCAGTCCCCACAGTGTTGTCCACAGCAACACCAAGCGCTGTGTTTGCCGCCGACGGAATAGCCATTGTTCCGGTCAGTTCCGATGCTGGCCCGTAGACAATTTGACTACGAACGTTATTTGTAGCGGGATAGCCTCCTGCGGGAAAATTGTCAGCCGAATATAAAGTGCGAGTTGCACCCGATACCGACAACACATTAAATGATGTTGGCGGCGCATCGGCGGGAGCTTGCCATCTGATAGCGGTTACAGCTAGCACACCATTGGACGCAACCAGCATAGGCCCGGTCAGCCTTGTACCTTGAGTAGCAGAGCCTGCGGCAATAGCCGGATGGCTTGTGCTAGGGGTGAGAGCGCCGTTGATTGTTACAGAGCCAGCTGTGCTGTTATTGACAAATGCAGGTGCGGCACCACTGGCTGTAGCGCCGCCAGTGGTTGTCCAGCTCCCGGAAAAAGAACCAATAGATATGCCAAACGCCTGGCCTGCGGTACCACCTAAAAGCATTCCGACATGATTGATGACACAGTTAGCAGAGCCACTCAACAAGATCCCCGATGTATTTACGCTAGTGCCCCCGGTAAAGTTGCCGGTGACGTTTAGCGTGCCGGCAAAGACAGCATTTATCGTTACGCTTACATTGGCGCCACCCGTGTAGTTTCCGGTAAAATTGACCGTACCCGCTCCTGTGAGAGCTATTGCGGTCGCCGAACTGGCTGGCGTCGCAGATTGCGATGCTGTCAACGTCGCAGATTGTCCAGGGCTAAGGTTTATGCTTAGAACACTTGTAGCCGTAACGCCTTGCACAACACCATTAGCATTTGTGCAGGTGAGATTTGCACCGTTGACGAGAGTAAAACCACCGCCGGCAACAATATTAGTTCCGCTGGCGTTGCTGATTGCCTGCGCGGTTCTGGCGTCGCTGATCGGGATCGTGAACCCGTTAGCGAAGGCAATATCTCCTGAGCCCGGAACAACACCGCCAACCCATGTGGAGCCCAGGGAAAAATCTGTAGATGCAGCACCTCTAATGTCAGCCATTACGCTACCTCCGAAAGATACGCTTGACCAGCGGTTTCAATGGCCTGCAGAAACCGGGCCAGTTTAGGATCCTCGGCCGATGCCTTGACAGCATCACCCCAAAGCAAAACTCTTTGCCCCTGTGGCAGCATCTGAATATCGTCGCTCACCTGATACGGGGTGAGTGTAACCGCCAATGACAGGGCCATGACGGGGCCTTCAGCCCTAGTCATCAGCGACAGCGAGACCGCCAGCCACGGCCATAGCGACCCATCTGGGCCATCCGGTTGAGGGTTCTGAATAGCCATGGGGTCAAGGGTAGGTGTGAGTGGTTCGGCCTGTCCAGGCGACAGCCGTGATAGTGCTGCTGCTGGCCTGGACTCCGGCAGCACTGAACTGGATCCTGGTGATTGACCACACGGCAGACGATTCCGACGACCCGGCAGGCGCCTTGCCGACATAGACCGTGTTCGCGGTGGAGGTGGAGTCGATGCGGACAGCGCTGGAGGTGCCACCAGAGCCGCCAGGCAGGTTGGTCAGCTGGGAGCCGTCAACAGCTGGGAGGCGTGCGCTGCCGTCCAGGGCTACCACGTTCCCGGCTGCCGTGCCTGTGTTCAGGGCCGCGGCGGTCCCCAGGGTTGGGCGTCCGGACAGATCTGCGTAGGCGCCGCTGGTGGCCACGCTGGCGAGGCCCGTGATGGTGCTGGCTGACTGGTTGTGGCTGGCCGCAGCGTAGGCAGTGACATCTGTGGTTGCCGCCGTCCCCAGCTCCAGCACTGTGCGCCCTGCCGCCGGGTTAGAAGCCCCCGCCAGGGATCGGCCCGTAGCGCCGGTGATGCTCAGCCACCATGCCGTTGCTGCCTGCCAGACCCGCTGCACCGTCCAGGCCCGCCGCGTCGTCTCGGTGCCCGCTTCTGCCGCCGCCTGCGTGACCGTGGCTGCCGACCATTCCCGGGCATCGGTCAACCGGCTGTCGCTGGTCTGAACCGCCGTAGCCGCCAGCCCCGCCGCCGTGTCCCAGCTGGCCTGGTTGGCCGTGGTGGGCAGGCTGTAGCCGGTGGCAAACGACAGCGTGATCGAGGCGGTTCCCGATCCGGTGACGGTGAAGCCGGTCGGGGCCGCAAACGCCGGGTAGCCGCCGGTGCCGCCCGCCGCGTCGATGGTCGTGTCTGTGATCGTCAGGCCCGAGCCGAGCGCCAGGTACCGCAGGCGTCCGGCTGAGCTATCCCAGAACACCAGTCGATCGGCGCCCGCCCCCGGGTCGTCAGCGGTCAGCTGCTGCCCCGTCAGCCCCAGCACGTCAGCCACGGTGGCGCCCAGGGTTACGGACGTGTGATCGACCGCCGCCAGGTGAGCAGTGATGGCAGCTGCTGCGGTGCCGGTGGCGTCGGCGCCAACATCACCAGCCGTCAGGGTCTGATTGATCCACAGGCCACTAGAGGCACGGCGCAGTACCTGCCCCGGAGTGGCGCTGCTAATTAGAACATCATGCAGCTCATCAAGCTCCTGGCCGTTGTCAACCTTGACGTAGAGGATCCCTGATGTTCCCGCGCCCGTTTTGACGCACCACCCCAGCACCACCCCATGGGCTGGCTGCGTGGGCCTGGTACTGGTGAGCTGGCCAGTGGTTTCGCTGAGGAACACCAGACCGCCCTCTGTCAGGCCGGATGTGTTGACGCCAGCAAGGGGGCCTTCGGTGACAACAAGGCCATCGGAATTGTTAGCGATCGCCTCCAGCGTCAGGCCCATGGTATTGGCTGCCGTTGCTTCGACAGAGGCGTCAGCCGGCGCAATGGTTTTAGTTGTTCCGCTGCTGCCAGTCACGTAGACCGGAACGCCTTTGGCTATCGCGCTTCCGGTGTTATTTCGGACTGGTGCTACAGTTAGAGTAGCGCGGTCAACGGTTATGGAATCTAGCTTTGCTTGGTTGGCGGCAGATAGCAAGCCAGCCGCCAGCGTGGTGGCTTCAGGTAGCGTTACGTCTGCGCCAGTGCTGCTACCTAGGAGGCGTGTCGCTGGATCGTAAGTGAGGTTTGTAGGAGGTGCTAAGTTTGCAATGTTTTGAGTAGTTGCATCGACAGTATCCGCACCCTGATCCATCGGCACACGTTCCGTGCCAGTTAGTGGTGTTGTTGCGTTAGGCAGCCCTGTAATAGTGGTAGTCATTGCGCAACCAAGGGAATCCCGGAAAGTGTTGTAATTTGGAGGCCTGACAGGGTGGTGATAAACGTGTCGGCAACAGGAGCAATCGGCTCCAGAGACAGGCTAACCATCATGTAGGCCCCATCGCCCACTGGCATCGGTTCGCGAACGGAATAGGCTGCGCCGTTGACTTGCAGCAGGTCGCCGTAGCGAAGGGCTGAGAAAATTGAGCTTTTAAGGCGTACTGCGTAATCGACACTGATAACATTTCCACTAAATATAAGCTGAGCATTCTTATCAAGAATACCGCTACTAGAAATGGCGCCCCAGATCACTGGGACGCCAAAGTCGTCTTCATTGAGGAAGTCGAAATCCTCCTCGAACGCCATCAGTCGCCATCCTGGGCTTTGCCCTTGGCAGCGGCATGAAACGCCTCGATGACACCTAGTGCCACCAGTGTGGCGGCATCATCAGCAGGCAGGGTCAGCTCCTGCCCCTCGTCATATCGAACCCCGTCATGCTCGACGGGGCCAGCGATCACAATGTGTTTAGCCATGATCAGGCGACGATGTTTTGGAAGAAGTAACCTACATCGCTGGCTGCGATGATCTCGTTTACGGATTCACCGACCCGGACACGCTGGGCGCCGCGCAAGCCTACCTTGGGCTCGGGGATGCTGCCGCTCACCCGGTTACCATACTCGGCCGTATAGCCGAATGTGACTGCGTTGCCGCGAACCGTGGCGATTGGGTTCTGGTGCAGAAACGCCATGTGTTTACCCCACACACGGGACAGGGTTGCATCCTGACCAGGCTTGGCGGTGTTCACCCAGCTTTCGCCGACCAGAATCTGATCAAGCTCCAACAGATCAGCCACGGCTTGCAGGGACGCCGGAGCGCCTTGGCCGTTGACCGTCAGGGTGTTGCCGGTGCTGGAGGGGGCAAGCGATGCGGTGATCTTGGGATGCACGCGCAGCTTGGACCACGCCAAGCGGCCAATGACAGCCACATTTGGCCGCATCAACATGCCATCCAAGGCGCCCATGATGGCGGGATAGGGGTCGGAGTTGGTGTAATCGGACCACTGCGAAGTACCGCTAAGAGTTGTGCGGTTAGCAGCAGGATACGTGTTGAGGCTAAACACCAGGTCAGCCACCCGTTTTTCGCGATCTAGGGCAATCAGCTCGGACACGCCTTCAACGGCGCGGCCAATCGGGTCATAGCCAGGAGGTGCCGCGTTGATGTCTTCGTTGGGCACCAAGTCGTCAAGGCCGTAATCCCTGACAAAACCGGCAGTTTCGGTGCCGCCAAACTGCACTTCGCTTGGAACGCCTTTGCGGCCCACCATCG